CACAAATAAAAAATATTGAAGCCAATACCATTAAAACTAAACATGAGGGAGAAATAAATTCATTACAAGCCGCATTAATGGGACGCGCAGGAGGTTATGCCGACAAAGGACTAGGATGGCTAGAAAATTTCTTCAATGGTAATGATACAACATCTTCAAAACTTAATGATAGCGCAACTAACTCTGCAAAACCGGGAGCCTCAAAAAAACAACCATTTATGTCAAAAGATGCTTTAGACAGCTTAATTTGGGATCCAAAAAAATCAGTATCTGAAAATAGTCCATTAATATCATTTATAACTGATATGATGAAACAACCACCCAAAAAAATGGGTAATAAACATTCACGTAAAAAACGTAAAGAAGGAAGATCAAAAAGATGACTACTAAACTAAAAATTAGCGAAATGGTATTTCGCACATGCTACGACAATAAACGCGAACGCGTACAAACATGCTTCTTGGAAGATGAAGGATGTACACACCAAGAGCAAAAAGATGATTGTGATATCAACAACATCTTAGAAAAATATCGACGCACTGGCGTCGTTAATCACCTTAGTAAATATGGTGAACAATATGGAGATTTTACAAAAATCGACTATCAAACAGCGCAAAATCAAGTCGCGACAGTGAATAGCATGTTCGCAGACTTACCAGCGCAAGAGCGCGCGCGCTTCAACAACGAACCCCAACAATTTCTGGAGTTCATAGCTCAACAGAGCAACATCGATGATATGTCAGATGGTATCATCGGAAATAATTCCCGTAACGATTCTGAGCTTGCTCAGGACGTTCAAGGGGATAAAACAGACTCGCCGAGCGAGTCAAAAGAATAGTCCGCTCGGCGGTGGGCACAGACTCTCACTTGATGTAACTGTGCCCACTGACGAATATCTATTCGGCAGACTATAAAAAGCGACTATAAGGAGCATAAAATGTGGATAACAAAACTGTTAGACATCATTACACTAGGCGTATCTTTCTATTTTAGAAAAGAGGCCTTAAAACGTAAAAACCAACAAGAGTTGGAAATACTTAAACTTAAACAAAAAGGTAAATATAATGAAAAACCGTAGAAAAATGAATAGTCGCAAATCTAAAAAGCTATTCACAAAAACAGCAGATGGTACACATCGCTTCAACTTAGGAACTAAAACCACGCAAATGCGCGGCGGCATACGAATGTAATGGCCTGCTCAAGCATGCTCAAGGGGTATGTTGGCTATGGAGGAGGCATCGTCTTCTCTAAAGCCAAATCCCCAACACAAATACCAATGGAAGTACCGTGCGGGCAATGTTGGAGCTGTAGACTAGCACGCTCACGAGAGTGGGCTACAAGGCTAGTAAAAGAATCAACCAATTGGCCAGAACAACAACGGACATTCATAACACTAACATATAACAATGAAAATCTACCAGAAGACGGAAGTCTACAAGTCGAAGACTATCAAGATTTCATGAAAGCACTAAGGTATCACTTTAGTAAGGAAACAAAAACAAAACGCATCTACCCTAAAATAAAATACTTTCACTGCGGTGAATATGGGGAAACATGCAAAACGTGCAATACAAGCTATATAATGCACAAAGAAAGCAAATCAGGTAAAAAATACACTGGTTGCAATAACTTTATTAAAGGCCTAGGACGGCCTCACTATCACGCCATTCTATTTGGCGTAACATTTGACGACTTAGAGGAGTACAAAAAAACAAAATCAGGAGAACTGATATACAAATCTGAAACCCTTAACAAAATATGGGGTAAAGGATTCTGCTCGGTAGGGCAGGTAACATTTGAATCATGCGCCTACGTCGCTAGATACATAATGAAAAAAATAACGGGCGAAAATGCAGAACTGCACTATCAAAAGCCCACCGGCATAAACAAAGAAACTGGGGAAGTAATAACCACACCAGTAAAGCCGGAATACATAACAATGTCACGAAATCCTGCCATTGCAAAAGAATGGGCAGAAAAATACTTGACAGATATAGGAAAAAATGATTCTATATTACTACAACGAAAGGGGAAAGCATTCGAAACTCAGCCTCCCCGATACTTTCTAAAACTATTGGAAAAAGAAGACCCAATAAAATATGAAATATTAAAAGCAAAAAGGAGAATCAAAAAACAACAAAATCGTGAAGAAAACACAGACGAAAGAAGTCTAATTAAAGAAAGACTAAAACAAATCCAAACTAAAAACTTAACAAGAGAATTTGAAGATTATGAAAATTAACATCTATGCAGTATACGACGCAAAAGCAGAAGCATTCGGTAAACCACTTTTCTTTAACAAACACGGATTAGCGAAACGAAGTTTCTACGAAGCATGTCAACATGCAGAATCCGAATTCAAAAAATATCCTCACGATTACTCATTACACTTCATCGGTGAATACAATGAAGATTCAGCGGAACTTTCCGCAGTACCAACAAAACAACTATACACGGCTCTTGAAGCCATTAACTCACAAAATACAGACACAATGGAATAATAAACATGAAAAGCGTAATGACAGCGGGACAATTACAGTCCCAAGTCCCCAAAGCAGATATAAACCGTAGTAGCTTCAATCGCTCACACGGCTTAAAAACCACATTTGATGTGGACAAACTAGTACCAATCTTTGTAGACGAAGTTCTACCAGGGGACACACACAAACTCAACACAAATATATTCGCTCGACTAGCGACACCAATTAATCCAATCATGGACAACATGTACTTAGATACTTTTTATTTCTTCGTACCCATGCGATTGGTCTGGGACAACTATGCCAAATTCTTTGGCGAACAAACAAACCCGGGCGATTCAACGGATTATGTAATACCACAAAGACCTGTACAAGCTAATTGGTCACAAGGTGACACAGGAAGTTTGTTAGATTATTTAGGATTACCTATTAATAAAGAAATTACCGTCAATGCCTTACCATTAAGAGCTTATCATTTAATATACGACGAATGGTTTCGCGATCAAAACTTACAGGAAAGCACAGTTATTTCTAAAAGTGATAACGGTGTTAATATTACAACCAATACAAATTATGATTGGGGAGAGTTACATACACGTGGAAAACGACATGATTATTTCACATCATGCTTACCATTTGCACAAAAAGGCGATTCAGTTACACTACCTGTAGGCGATAAAGCATATATTGGTATTGACGGAAATGATAATACTAAAGTAACAGCATTCAATTATAATCCTGCGGGAAATCAACAATGGGGTTCATTTACCCAAGCTAATGATGGTGACACTTCACAGCATGAAATTAGAGGATTAAACACAGACGAGAGTAGAAAATTATATGCAGACTTATCCCAAGCAACTTCAGCAAGCATCAACGACTGGCGACAAGCATTCCAAATTCAGCGATTTCTTGAGAAAGATGCACGCTCCGGAACCAGATACACTGAAAAGGTTAAAGGGTTCTTTGGAGTCACAAGTCCAGATTCTAGACTACAACGTCCAGAGTACCTTGGTGGCGGAACCACCCCGGTTAACATCCACCCAGTTACTCAACAATCTGCAACAGATAGCACATCTCCGCAGGGTAATCTCTCAGCATTCGGAACGGCTTCAGAGAATAATTCAGGATTTATAAAATCATTTACAGAACATGGTTACATTATAGGATTAGCTAACGTCCGGGCCGACTTAACATATCAACAGGGATTGGATAGAATGTGGTCCAGAGAAACTCAATATGATTTCTTCTGGCCAACATTCGCACATTTAGGCGAACAAGCAGTATTAAACAAAGAAATCTTTGTATCAGGTACATCAGCCGACGATCAAGTATTCGGCTATCAAGAACGTTATGCAGAATACAAATATAAACGTTCACAACTTACAGGACTTTTCCGCTCAGACGCTAGCGCTTCATTAGACGCATGGCACTTATCAGAGGATTTTGCAAACACGCCAACATTAGGCGATACTTTTATAAAAAGTAATACACCACTAGATAGAGCAATCGCAGTACCAAGCGAACCACACTTTATCATGGACGCTTACTTTAACTTAACTAGTATTCGACCAATGCCGGTATTCTCACCACCGGGCATGATAGACCACTTCTAAGGAGACACCATGTTAGGCGAAATAGTTGGAGGCCTAATTGGCAAAAGCGGACAAAAGTCCGCTAATGCTGCCAATTTAAAAATAGCTCGTGAACAAATGGCATTCCAAGAACGAATGTCAAACACCGCATATCAGCGTAGTTCATCAGACCTTAAAAAAGCGGGATTAAACCGAATTTTAGCACTCGGTTCTCCCGCCTCTGCACCACAAGGAGCATCTGCGACAATGCAAAACGAAAATGCACAATTAGCCTCAGGAGTATCTCAAGGTGTAAATAGTGCAGTTTCACTTGCAACATCAATTGCACAAATAAAAAATATTGAAGCCAATACCATTAAAACTAAACATGAGGGAGAAATAAATTCATTACAAGCCGCATTAATGGGACGCGCAGGAGGTTATGCCGACAAAGGACTAGGATGGCTAGAAAACTTCTTCAATGGTAATGATACAACATCTTCAAAACTTAATGATAGCGCAACTAACTCTGCAAAACCGGGAGGCTCAAAAAAACAACCATTTATGTCAAAAGATGCTTTAGACAGCTTAATTTGGGATCCAAAAAAATCAGTATCT